CTAGGCAACGACAAAGCATGGGGCAAGGTCGAGGTGTGCATACGAGACGGGAAGGTCAAGAGTTGGGCGATAACGGAAACAGAGCGGGTCGAGGACTGACAATCTAGCAGGGCTGAATGGAAGAACCATAGGCGTCATTCTCGCATAGGCGAGGGTGGCGCCTTTTCGATTGGAGGCACATGGACGCGATAGATAACCGGATCGACATGGAGCGTGCGCTAGACACTCTGACACGAAAGCAGCGGCGGGCTCTTATCCTGTGCATCATCGAGGGCTATACCCAGGTCGAGGCGGCAGGCATAATGGGCGTGAGTCAACAGACAGTGCAAGACCACTTGCGGGCTGCTATAGGGAAAGCGCGTGCATATTGTGACGGCACACTGTAAAGCGGGCCTTTTTTGCGTATAAAGGGATAGGAGACACTATGCGTTGCTATTGCATGATATGTGGACGCTCGCTACATGGAACCGATTGGTGTTGCCATACTTGCGCAAAAACGCACGGGCTAGACGCACCTTTTAGGTTATGGCCTGATTGGGCAAAGATGCTAAAGCGGGAAGAGCAAAACGAGCGCCGCTATCAACGAGAATGGGGCGGACTGATAGTGCCTCTTGAGGAACGTGACTAACGCGGCTGGCTTTGTCAACGACAAGCAGTCAAGGTGGGTGGGTGGTAAGAGCCGCGTTTGTCGTATAGGAGGATTCTGGGCTTTTTTGGGGCGCGCCGTCTAACCAAAAGAGAGCGCAGACAGCGAACGTACTTCGGGGCAAGCTAACCCAATGAAGTTTAGTAGCTAAAAGAGGCTTGGTACCAAGGGGAACCGACGCCCCTAAAAAAGCCCAGAATCGTGCTGGCGTAGCTCAGTTGGTAGAGCGGCTGTTTTGTACTCAGCATGTCAGGGGTTCGACTCCTCTCGCTAGCTCTGAGTTGAAAGCAAATGGCTATCCTTTTCAACAAATCGAGGGGAATTGAAAAGACTTGTCACGATCATACAAGCACGCGCCGATATTCGGTATCCTACGTCGTGACTCCGAGAAACAAGACAAGCGCCTGGCGAATCGTCGGCTGAGGCGTATAGCCAGACAGTCAGTGAGCAGGGGGAAAGAGGCGCCGCTGTTGCGCGAGGTGTCGAACATATACGACTTTGCCAAGGACGGTAGGCGGTGGATGATGCGCCCGATGGTAACGCGAAGGGGTGGTTGGGAACGTCGCATGATGCGAAAGTAGGGGGGCAATGATAGATCGTCGTGGATTCTTGCGGGGGATTCTAGGAATAGGCGCTGGCGCTGTTGTGGCGACGGCAGTTCCAAGGGTTGTGGCTGAAGAGACGTGGCATATTGACCCCGATAGCCCGTTTGTGCCGCATCCTGAGAGTGCTCGCCAACTAGGGACAGGGACAGAGATGCGACGGATTGAGCAGTGCTACTCGCCAGAGGGGGTAGAGGCCGCAAGCAAGATAGCAGAGCAGATCAAGGCTGTATTCTCTGTGCTCGATCCCATTGGCGGTTGGCCGGAAGGGGCCGACGACTGGACGGAAGAAGAGTGCGACGACTACTATGACGAGCACTCGCCGCTCAATATCAAGCCGCCGCCTCTGACTAAGGAGCAATTTGACAAGCGCCTAGATGAGAGGCAAGAGACAAGCGACCGCGTTATGGAGTGGCTGGCAGAGGGGGGCAATGTATAAGGGCGTGGTAACACTCGACAGAGAGGAGAGCGACTTGATAGGCTTGCCCGTATACAAGATAACAGGGCTGCATGAGGTTTCCGGGGACCTTACATGACCGACATTCGCAGCATCGACGACTTGACGCCAGACGCGCTCACGATAGAGGTCGTGAGCTATGACGGCACTAGGCGAATCATAACATCCAAGCATCAATTGCCGTCCCTGGTATGTCGCTATGGCTTGCCGTGGGACAACTTTGGCATAAGCGCCAAGCGAGTTAGGGAGCGAATAGCGGAGCTGGAGCGCAATGGATAGCGCCACGTTTCTAGCTACGTTTCCTGCCATTCAGTCGGCGATCAAGATATACGGCGATGAACAGGGGATGCGTGTTCAGCTAGAGATACCAGAGAGCGAGATGGTAGAGGCGTGCAAGATGCTGGCGTGGCGAGGCGTGGTACTGAGAATCACAATGGAGCCGGAAAGCGCAAAGGATGACCGTAGAACTATTGGCAGGCAATCGGCAAAAAAGCGAGTCGTCACGGGCGATACAAGCCTGTAACGACTATTTGCGCATGGGGCCAAGCAGATCGGTTGCCAAGCTACATCGGCAGTACCAAAAAAGTGCCGAGAATGTCAATCCTACGGGGTCTATGCCCACCTTGCATCGATGGTCTCAACGATACGGGTGGACTACTCGCGCAGAGGATCATGACGCCAAGCTGGAGACAGAGAAGAACGAACGCGCGGACATGATCATGGGGACTGGTTTAGCGTTGACGCATGAGCGAGTTGACAAACTCAAGAGCCTGGGCGAATTGCTTTGGGAACAGATGCACGAGGTCGGAGAATCCGGCACGTTGCACAACATTTGGATTCCAGACGTGAAGCAGATTGGCGGCGGCGAATATGCGGAGCGCGTGGACATTGAGAAGTTCAATGGCGCCATTATTCAGCAGTATCGCGACACGCTAGACGACATTGCCAAAGAGACAGGCGGCAGGCCCAATAAGCATGAGCTTACCGGCAAGGACGGCGGGTCTATTGCTGTTGAGCAGTGGAAAGCCGCTGCCGAAAAGCAGCTAGCCGCCGCCGAAGATATGGAAGAATGATGTGCGTCCAAGAACCACAAAGACACTTTTCGCACTAAGGCACGTAGACATTGCGCTGGCGTCTCAAGTTGATGACGCGCGTTACGAGCGGTTTCAGCTACACTTTCTCGATAACATGTCGCGATTCGGCATAGACGTAAAATCACGCCAGATAGCATGGTCATTCACGGCGGCCCTCGACGCGGTCATAGACGGCATATTGACACCCAACACGCCGCACCTGTTCGTCTCGATCAACCTGGACGAAGCCCGCGAGAAGATCCGTTATGCACGCAACATTATTGAGGCCATACGGCCAGACATGCGACCGTCGCTGGTTCGGGATAGCCAGACAGAGCTAGAGTTTGCCAACGGGTCAAGGCTCATATCACACCCATGCAGACCGGCTAGAGGCAAGGCGAGGGCCAGAGTCTACCTAGACGAGATGGCCCACTACCAGCGCAACCTAGACAAAGAGATATACAGGGCGGCGCTGCCCAGCACAACCAAGGGCGACGGCTATCTCAGGATAGGATCATCACCGCTGGGCGCAAGCGGTTTATTCTGGGAGATAGCGACCGAATCACTGAGGCCATACCCCGGCTATGCGGCGCACCGGATCATTACGCCCTGGTGGGCGGTGTACGGGCTATGCTCGAACGTAGACCAAGCTAGGCGCGTCGCGCCAGAGATGAGCACAGAAGAGCGCGTTAGGACGTTTGGCACAACGGCGCTTGTTGAAATATTCGAGAACATGTTTATCGAGGACTTTCAGCAAGAGTACGAGTGCGCATGGCTAGACGAATCAACTTCGTGGATAAGCTGGGCAGTCATTCAGAAGAACCAGCTATCGCCGCCTCAGTATTGGCGGGCAAAGAACACCGGCGAGATAGCAGGCGTCGCAAACCAGATAGCGGCGGCCATCAAGAGCGGATCAATCGAGCAGCACCTAGTAGGCGGCGTGGATATTGGCCGCACACATGATAAGACAGAGATTATGCTACTAGGGCAATCGACGACTGAGCAGATGCCTATACGCCTTATGGCCACGCTGGACAATACGCCGTTCGACGCGCAAGAGTCGGCAATCCGTCAACTGATAAACGCCTTGCCCATAACGCGGATGCTGATCGACCAGAACGGTATAGGTATGCAGCTCGCCGAGAATCTGGCGAGAACGGGCATAGCCAAGGGCGTTACATTCACCAACAAGAGCAAAGAGGACTGGGCTAGAGAGGCGCGCATCCAGGCTGAAAGAGGGCTCACGCCTCTGCCGGTTGACCGCGATCTAACATACCAGATCCACAGCATCAAGAAGATTGTAACGCCGTCAAAGAATAACGTATTTGACACAGAGCGCAACGATGAACATCACGCCGACAAGTTTTGGGCGTGGGCGCTCGCACTCTGGGCCAATCGCGAATCAGGCAGGCCAGCCGTTATGATCGGATTTATATAGAGGGCGTGTATGCCAAAGTCTAACATTCTAGGGGTTGTGCTGCGGTACGTTGCAGAGGCGCGCGCCTACGCGATCTGTGAGGTACGGGATAGCTTGTCGGGAATTATGACCGACGCCAGCCGTGACCCGTCGTGGCAATTGGCCGAGATGCTAGACGTTAACCAAGAGCTACGCCTGGCTATGACAAGCGTCTGGGTATATAGCTCAATCGACCTGGTATCGAACAGGGCGGCTGGCGTGCCGTTTACGGTGCAAACCGTAGACGACGGCAAGTGGAAAGTGCCCGATCCTATCCACCCATTCCAGGCACTGCTAGAGTCGCCCAACTCGCAGGCCAGCCAATCGCTGATGCGTCGCCAGATTCTATACTGGCACAGACTGCTAGGCAACGCCTATGTCGCTATCACAACGGAGGGGCCAGGGTACGGTGAGCCGCAAGAGCTGATCGTGTTGCCAGCCACGGCCGTCAAGCCCATCCCGGTGCCGCGCGAAAGCACATTAACAGGCCAGCCGATAAACGATTATGAGCTAACGATCAACGGGCAAAAGTGCCGGTGGCCAGGCGAGAACATGGTACACTTTCGCACGCCTAACCCGTTCGACTTTTGGCAAGGCTTGTCACCACTGGTAGCGGCTAGGCTAACATTGCAGCAGGACTATGCACAGCAAAAGTGGATGGCCGATTGGTTCGGCAAAGAGAACGCCATACCCACGGCAATCATCAGCCTGCCGCCCGAAATATCGCCCGCCGACTTTGAGCAAGCCAAGAACTCTATCCGCCGAGAGTTCGGCGAGAACAAGCGGTCTGCCATCATTCGCGGTGGCGATATGTCTGTGCAGACTATCACGCAGACGCTAGAGCAAATGGAAATGCTCAAAAGCCGTGAGTTCAATCGAGATAGCATTGATCGTATCTATGGCACATCGGGGATGTTCGAGCCGGTATCATCTGGTGAGGCTCAGAACGCGCGCGAGATTGGATTCACGCGCAACGTGATTCAGCCGCTAGTTGACTATATCGCAGAGCAATGGACGCTCAGTGTGGGGCCGTACTATGGCGACGATTGGCGCGTACATGCTGAGAATGTCATCCCGCAAGACAGGGCATTGGCAGTCGCAGAGTACAACAGCTATAGCCAAGATCGAACCATCGACGAAAACCGCGCCGTGTTGGGGCTTGACCCGTGGGAGCCAACGCCAGAACAGACGCTCTTGCTTGACCTTGGCGCAGAGCCTAGCAAAGTGCCGGTGAGACTAATAGGGCAAGTGGACGCGCAGAGCGATCCGGGCAGCCTGCCAGGGCAGCAATCGCCAGAGCAAGCAACGGACGACATGGCGGGCAAGGCCATCGCCCTGGGCGTAGAGACGGAACTGCAACGCTGGCGCAAGGTGGCGCTGCGAGCATTCCGCAACGACGAACAGCGAGACTTTGACACCGAGATTATACCGCTAGGCATACAAGAGGGCATTCGCTCAATGCTGTTGCGCGCCTCCACAGAGGAGGAGGTGAAGGCGGCCTTTGTGCCACCCTTTTGTCAGAGCAGTTAGGGAAACAGCGAGCGGATTGAGTGACCCGAACGGAGACGCCAAAGACACGGGCGAGCTGAGGCTATTCCGAGCAACGCGCCTCAGCTTGAGGCAACAGCTAGAGCGTATCATGGATAAGCTAGGAGATCCGCCTGACATGTCGAAGCTAGACGCGGCGTTCTGGTCCGCAGAGGATAAAGAGTTGATTCGTGTTATCGAGCCGATACTAGAGCGCATGGCGCTAGAAGCCGCCGAAGAGATGCTAACGTCTGTGCCGATGGGCGTTGACTGGGGCCTGATTGCAGACGACGCCGCGCAATGGGCGCGTGCATACTCAGCCGCTCTTGTCAGGGGCGTTGACGGCACAACTCGCGGCTATGTCGGGCGCAAAGTTGCCGAGTACATCGAGACTCCCGGAGCAACCATTGGCGATTTGGAAAAGAGCCTGACGCCGATGTTCGGCCAGTCGAGAGCGCAAAGCATCGCAGTCACAGAGACGACGCGAGCCTTTGCCAGAGGCCAGGATTTGACCGCTAGGCAATTGCGAGCGCAGGGTCTAACGCTAGAGCCAGTCTGGCATACGAACAGAGACGAGCTTGTGTGCCCGGTTTGTGGGCCAAACGATGACAAGCCGAAGAGCGCAGGCTGGACGGTTGATGAGATACCAGCTCACGTAAATTGCATTCTACCTGGAAACAAAGTTATAACCCCCGGCGGCGTTGTTGCGGCAGCAAAGTCGTTCTATGTCGGCCGGGCGATTGAAGTGAGACTTGCAAACGGGCGCATCCTTACCGTTACCGAGAATCATCCGATATTGACGGAGCGAGGATGGATTGCGGCTCAATTCCTGACAGAACGAGACAAGGTATTGTACAGCGCCGCGCCCGAGGGGATAGCGGCGGCTATCGACCCAGATAATGACCACATGCCAGCCATGATCGAGCAGGTATACAGTACGCTCAAAGAATCGTTTGGCATGGTGGCCGCAAGAATGCCAGCCGCCGCCAAAGACCTCCACAGCGACGGAGCTAATGTCAAGGGCGACATCGACATTGTATATTCCAACAGCCTTTTGCTGAATGACACTGAACCCCATAGCGCGCATGTCGATAGCCAACACGTTTTCGGTCGGGGAAGTATGGCTACAGGATCGTTCTTTTCCGAGCGCACGTCTATGTTTTTCGCTGGTCGAGACAGTGCGGCCTCTGGTGGCGGCGTGGGCGTTATCGAGCATCCTAGTCCTATCGTCGGCGCTCGCGTTGGCCCAACGAATGTACATACTGTCGGACACGTTGCGGGGCTTGATATTGGCCGCTATGAGTCGTCGGCGGAAAGTCCAGCGATTGACACCCGCCTCGCGAGCCAGTTTCTGTTCCGGTTTGCCAGCCACGTAACGCCTGAGCAGATCGTCAAGATTAGGTATTTCGATTTTGCGGGACATGTTTATGACCTCCAGTGTGATTTGTATTCATTATACATCGCATCAGGGGTGGTTGTCAAGAATTGTCGTTGCTGGGAGACTCACCAATGGCAGGCATAGTCATTGAGATCAAGGGCATCAAATCAGCACAGCGCGCGCTAGGCACAATTGCGGGCGGCGCATATCTAAAGGGCGTATTCCGTGCGGGCGCGGTTATGATGCACCACGACATAGCACGTTATCCAGAGAGCACCGCCGCCAACCTGCCCAAATCATGGAGTAGCGACGGGCCGAACAGTTGGTACCAGCGAGGCTATGGCCCGAAGTGGGTGCGCAAAGACGGCTCTGTCGGCGGGCGCAAAACATCGCAGACACTAGGCAGATCATGGACTACATCGAGCGGCAAGACATGGGCGGCTGTGGGCACTAGGGCCAGCTATGCGCGGTACGTGCAGGGCGCCGATACTCAAGCGCGATTCCACAAGGCGCGGGGCTGGCGCACAGATCGGCAGACGCTAGACAAAGTGAGCGAGCGCGTTATCAAGATGATTGACACCGTGATAGGACGCATATGGAATACGCCATAGAGGTGAACATGGACACAAACGAAACACAGCAAGAAGATCAGGGCGCGCCGGAACCTATCGCGCCAGAGCTATGCGTCAAGGCGCTGGGCGGCAAGCGGCTGGGCGTCTATCTGATGCTGTTTGGAGACAATCGGCATAAAGACCTGGAAGGGACGTGGTTCACGCTAGAGACAAAGGCCGTTGATTCAGTCTACAAGGCCATCGGCGCTATGCCAGCACTATACCATCACGGCTATGACGCTGGGCTAGGCGCGGCGGTGATCGGCAAGACGGACGTTATGGAGCGCGACAGTGTGGGCTGGTGGATCGAGACTAGCCTAGACATCAAAGGCGCCCTTGTGCAAGGCGACGGCGATGATGATTGGTTGCAAGAACAGCTATCAAAAGCTGAGCAATACGAGGCGTGGATTGCCGACCTGGTACGTACTGGCACGCTACGCGCCTCAAGTGGTGCTATTCCAGGCGGCGCGCGATTCGCCTCTGACGGCGAGATTCTGGAATGGCCGGTATACGAGAGCACTTATACAGTGACGCCCGCTGAGTGGCGCATGATCGACCGCCCAGCGACAGAAATACGAACGGCGTATAGAGCCCTCGGGTTGCAGTTGCCAGAGCAACAAGGCGCGGAGGACGCGCAGCAAAAGGTGATTGAGCAACGATTGGGCAAGCTACGACTATTGCGCATCCGCGCAGAACTACTGTAGGAGACACAATGAATCTGAAAGAGAAACTGGCGCTGGCATTGGCCAACGCTGAGAAAGCCTACGAAGAGGGCAACATCGAAGAGGGCGACCAGTTCGCCGCCGAAGCTGAGACATACACAAAGGCGCTCGCTGGCCTTGAGAGAGTCGCCGGTATGCAACCTGCGCCTCCAGTGAAAAAGTTCGACGTGCCTATTCCCGAACAGACGGGCGACCAGTTTGAGACGAAAGACACAGGCGCCGACGCCTTGCGAGAGGCCGTCAATGCCCTGCGTTTTAGTGGCGACCTGGACGGCACGACTGCGACGGTGCTCAAAGAGCTGTACGGCAAGGACTATCGTCAGCAGGCGTATGAAGAGCAGCGCGCCTTTACGCGCTATATGCGTTATGGCAAGACAACGCCAGGCTATGGCCATCAAACGTGGGGGCCATCCACAGTTAGCGACATGCTGCGCAACGGATTCTCTGTCAAAGAGATCAAGTCTACGATGGTCGAGGGCAACGACGTTCTGGGTGGCTATGCTGTGCCTTCACAGTACGGCTCTCAGATCATCATGCGTCTTCCAGGCTTGACCGCTGTGCGTGGTGGCGGCGCTTTGGTCATTCAGACCGTCTCTAAGTCTATGGACTTCTTGAAGATCACCGGCGGCGGCGACCAGTATCGCTCGGCGATGCGCGGCCTCTGGGGTGGCGAGACAGAAGACTCAACTGAGGACAACTTTGAGGTCGGGCTTGAGACAGTGCCCGTCGATCTGTATACCTACAAGGTGCCCTGGTCTGTGTCCTTGCTAGAGGACGCCCAGAACCTGGCGCAAGTGTTTGTCGATCTTGTGGCAACCACGATGGCTATGGACGAAGACGTGGCTTTCATTACCGGCGACGGCGCCAACAAGCCGCGCGGTATCCTGCCTGGATCGACCAACGCCGACAGCTTGTCCGAGGTTAATACGGGCCATGCGGACAACTTGACCATGTCGGGGCTCAAGAGCCTGCGGCGCGGCGTAGCGTCTCAGTATCGCGGGCAAAATGGTAGCTGGATCGGCAACTCTGACACCGGCGGCGACATTGAGGTGCTGCTTGACGGCATCAGCCGACCCTACTTTGAGTACGTCGAGGTTGGCGAGCCGTTTATGAAGAGCATCTGGCGAGAGTCAGAGAGTATGCCCGACGTGAGCGCGGGCACGTATCCGCTGATCTATGGCAACCTGTCGGGGTACTGGATTGTAGAACGTACCGGCCTGGCCATTCAGCGATACAACGACTCGAATACCGGCATCAATAAGGTCGAGTTCCAGATCCGCCGCCGCGTCGGTGGCCGAGTGATGGAGCCCTGGAAGCTCGCCGTACAGAAGACTTCGGCATAGGAGATAATTGAAATGACACAGCTTTTCGGTCGGAAACATAAGGTCGTACTAGGGCAGACCTCTCCAGAGGACGCCCTGTCCGCCGCGGATTATCCGGCAAGTGGCAGCTTCGTAGATGTATCGGCCTATGAATACGCTTATTGCTTTGTGCATATGGGCGCTATTAACGGGGGTGATACTCCGTCTTTGACCGTCAAGGCCGCAGACTCTATCAGCGGAACGCTTGACGTGATTGACGCCACTTATTGCACCAAAGAAGTAGCGGCAGATGATGATGACGAGTGTGTGCTGTTCACCGTCGAGGTGCGCAAGCTCGCTCTTGACCATCACTTCTTGTCATGCGTGGTTGCTGACGTGACTAACGGCAGCTATGGCGAGATTATCTGGTTCCTGCAAGCAAACTCGCAGCCAGTGACACAGACAACGACGGTGCTGCCAACAGCATCGAACCTGGTTTACGCAGGCTAGAACGAATAAGGGGGCTTTCGCCCCCTTATAAGGAGACAACATGAAGAAACGAATTGGCCTGCTTGTCACAGTCGCGCTAATCCTGGCGATGATTGCGGCTTGTGCTGGCCCTGTAGCAAACGAAGAGGTGCCACTGCCCGTCTCTGACGCGGCGGTATATCTCACAAACGGCGGCGACAAACAGGTCATCGCTAGTGGTGGCGAGGTGGAAGTGCAATCGGGCGGCACGCTAGACGTGCAGTCGGGCGCGACCGTTACTATGGCCGCTGCCCCAGTCTTTACTGGCGGGTTCAACGTGAACGGCGGATTGAGCGACTTTGGTAGCGGGTCGTATGTGACCGCTGATGGCGACAATGACGTGGGCGTTGCTGGCGACCTAGAGGTCAAAGGGGTATTCATCAACACGGGCAAGCTGGGCGCTGCGGTTCAGTCTGTGGCGGCTGAAGGCGCCGCGGGCGACACGGTGACGGTTACCGTCCAGTTCAACGACGCGGCCAGCACAGCTATAGCGACGGTGGCAACGGTCATCGCATATATGTCTGACAACGCGGACGGCTCCACGCTCATGAGTTCTGCTCACGATGGCGGCGTGGCCATCTTGACGGACGGCTTGCTGATCGAGATTACAGCCGACAAGGTGTTTTATATCACCAGCGAAGCGGACGGTGATGTGGACATGGTGTTTACTGAGTCTGGGTCAAAGACGGCCTACCTGGTCATTGTACTTCCAGATGGGTCACTGTCCATCAGCGATGTTATCACGCACACCGCATAAACCGACGTGGGGGGGGATTGCCCCCCCCACACTCGAACAGGAGTGATTATGCCATACCGCATAGAGCCATCAAACCCGCCCAAGCCAGTACCGCCCAGCTCGCCTACAACGGTGCGTGTATTGGTGCGATTGCGCTATAACGGACCAGGGCACAAGACACTAGGCGTGTGCAACCGTGGCCAGATTATCGAGGTTGCCAGTGCCGAGTACGCACAAACCCTAGTCGATGATGGCCTTGTGACCAGGCAGCTAGTACAGAGACGGCGGAAGAGCAAGAATGGCTGAGACATATGGCGTATACGTGAGCTATGAAGACATAAAACAGTATTCGGGCGTCGATGCCGCCGCCGACGACACGCTCCTTGGGCGGCTATGTCGCCAGGCTAGTGCAAGATGGGACGCGGGCACGTTGCGCACATGTTACCCAGTCATCGAAACAAAGACTATTGATTATCAAGATCCGTGGGAGCTAAACTTACGCCACGACCTGCTCGAGCTGACGACGTTTCTGAATGGCGATCGCGCATCGACCGAGCTGGTCGAGGGCACCGACATTCGCCTGCAACAATTCAGCGGGCCGCCTTACAACGGCGTAGAGATACTGGCCGATAGCGGCTCGGTATTCCAGTACAACGACACCTACCAAGGCGCTCTATCAGTGACGGGCGTTTGGGGCTGGCATAACAACTGGGCGGACGCATGGCAGGATAGCGCCGACACGGTGGTAGACGCCCCTCTTTCGTCATCAGCAACGTCGCTCACCGTAACTGACGCAGACGGCACAGGCATTTGGGGCGATACGCCGCGATTCAAGGCGCATACACTGATCAAGATCGAAAGCGAATATCTTTTTATCACAGTCAAAAACACGACAACAAACGTATTGACGGTTCGTCGAGGGGTAAACGGGTCAACCGCTGCCGCTCACGATGCGTCAACCGCGATCTACATATACCAGCCGCCGGACGGCGTTGTGCAGGGCGTCACGCGCTGGGCCAGCTACCTATACGCACAAAAAGACGCGAGCGTCTTTGACACAACAACTATCCCTGAGTCTGGCGTTATCATCACGCCCCAGGGCATACCCAAAGATGTGATGATGGCTATGAAGAACTATCGGCGGTGGTACATATGAGCATGACCGCAATCAAGGCGGCAATCACGGCGATCAACGCGGGCATTACTGGAATAGTGCGCGCCTACGATGATCCGCCTAGCAAGATCAACACCGCCGATATGCCTCTGGTCTACATGCAACTGGGGCCGTTCGACATGAGATACAACGCGGCGGATAGCTCGCGCATGGACTACCACTGGCAACTGATCATCGTGGGCGATCCGGTGAGCCAGAACATCGACCAAGCCTATCGCATCGCCAAGCTAGAGCCGTTTGTGGAGCGATTTAGAGACGCATACGCGGCGGCTATCACACTCAGCGGCACCGCCGATCACTCGATGCTCATAGGCGGCGAGCTAGGCATACTGTTCGACCATGCGGTGCTCATATTCAACCTAGACGTGACCTCGAAAGAGGCCGTGACTGTAGCGGGGTAAACCATGAGAATCACATTGGTTAGAAAGCTAAATACGATGTTCGGGCCGATTGCAGTGGGGGCGGTGCTCTGTGTGCTTGACGCATACGGGGCAAAGTTGGTAGCGAATGGGTATGCAGAGGGGGAGCATGTCGAAACAGGGGAAGAACTGGCCGAGGATTCTGGTAGCAATTCCGATGGAGAGGACGGCGACGCCGACACACGAGATTTTCTATAGCTTTATGCACCTTGCGCAGAGTGGCATGAATCTCATACCGCTGGAATATACGCGCTGCGACATGAGTCACAACTTCGCGGCGGCGCGCATGATGGTTATCAACGAGATGCTAGAGCGCCAGGGCAAGCCGGACGAAACATTCACGCATCTGCTATCGTTGGACATTGACCATACACACCCGCCGGACATTGTGCATAGAATGGCGCAGGATCTAAGGGAGCGCCCCGAGATAGAGGTACTGTCGGGAATGAACGTCCGGCGTTGCGAGCCGTTCGAGCCATGCGCATACATTCAGGACGCAGACGGACACTATCAGCAATTGGCAGAGTGGGACGAGGGCATTATGCAGGTAGACCGAGTGGGCGCGGCTAGTCTGTGCATTGCTGCTACAGTTTTTGAGCGGTTGCGGTCCGAGTATCCGTGGTTTCGATATGAGTACGGAACCGCAGAGGGCGCTCCTGACACCTGGCAGGCGATGAGCAAGAGAACGTATCCGGGGCCTGACATTTACTGGTCCAAGCTCTGCGAGAAGCATAATATCCCGATTTACGTTGATACGCGGATCACATCGCCACACTTGCGCATTGAGTGGTCAACGCTTGATACATGGAAACAGTATCAGCAATCGGACAAGTTCCGCTGGGACTATGCGATTTACGAGACGCGCTTGGAAATGTTACAAGAGTATGTGCCCGAGATATTCGAGGACGGAAGAGATACGCTCTATATCGGTGCCAACAAGCAGCGCGCACACTATGCGACAGAAATGGGCGCACCTGCTATACGGGACTTGCTAGAGATAGAGCCGGAAAACTGCGCGCACTATTTGGAAATGGGCATCTTTGATTCTGTGATACAGGGCGACGTGCGCGACTTTGACGGCGATACATATGATACGATCTTTTGGTGGCACGGGCCAGAGCATATCAACCCGGACGAACTAGCGCCGACGTTGGCCAACCTAGAGGATCACCTAAACCCAGGCGGCATTATCGTGCTAGGCGCGCCGTGGGGCGCGACGCCCTATGAGGCCGCAGGGGTTGAGCGACACTATGGCAACCACGTACCAGAGCTATACAAGCAGCTTGGCTATGAATGCGTGGCAGGAGGTGCGATAAACACATTCAAGTCGGCGCTGATCGCATGGAAACGAAAAGATAAGACGTAGACAAGGAGATAGAAATGCCAGGTATTCGCACACTTCGCAAGATTCAGATGGGCAAAGAAACCACAGCCGGAACCGCTGTAGCGGCCACGGTGATTTATCGTGGGCAAGGACTACTCAATGATGATCGGGTTATCACGCCAGTGGAAGAGGACATCGGCCAGATGGTCGACTATCCGCGCGCTTACATCCCCAAGCTAGATGCGTCAGTCGTGTTTGACAGTTCGCCGGCGACATTCGAGCAGCTTGGCTATTGGCTGGCCGCTGGCATCGAGGGTGTAGCAGGTTCACAAGACGGGTCAGGCAGCGGCTATATCTACCAGCACGATCTAGCCAACTCGGCGGCGCAAACGCCCTACTATTGGACAATCGAGGGCGGCGACAACCAGCGCGAAGATGAAATGGAATACTCTTTCGTCGAATCGTTCACAATGAACGGGGCGGCTGATGAGGCTGTGATGGTCTCGGGCACATGGCGCGGGCGCCAAGCCACCGACGCTGCGTTTACCACGGGACTCACACCGGAGACGGTCGAAGAGATTTTGCAGAACAAGGGCAAGCTCTACATCGACGCCGCAGGCGGCACCATTGGTACCACACAAAAGACGGCGACATGGCTGGGCTGGACGCTCAACGTCGTGACTGGATTCCAAGGCATCCCTGCCGGCGATGGCAACTTGTACTTTTCATCGACCAAGCAGGTCAAGCCGGAGGTCACGGGCGAGCTAATCCTAGAGCACGACGCAACCGGAGAGGCAGAGATCACCGCCGCACGCGCCAAGACGGGCCGCCTCATTCGTATGCAGTGGGAAGGCTCGGCGTTTACAACTGCCGGTACGACCTACACGTACAAGACGCTTCAGATCAATATGGCCGTCCAGTATACCGACGTGCCGACTATGGGCGAGGACGAAGGTAACGATACAATCACGCTGCCTTTCCGCATCGTAGATAGCGACTCGACACAGCTACAGTTTATCAACGTGCCCGCACTTACGGCGCTCGTATAACCGACAGGGGGAGATATGAAAGGATTCAAGACAGAGCCAATCCGTATCGCAGACGAAGAGACTGGCGAATGGATAGCCATCAAGAGCAAGTTCTCTCGTGGCGACACCGACTGGATTCGTGACCAGTATATCGCGCTAGACATTTCAGAAAAAGACGACGGCGAGAGCAAGGGCGCTGCTCGCATCAAGACGCTGGGCCATGCAACGCTGTTGTTGCAACGCGCGATTGTGGACTGGCACCTGCTCGCTGAGGACGGGGTAACATCCGTGCCCTTTGACAAGAAGCTGATCGACGAATTGCCAGAGGATTCGTCGCTGGTAGACCGTGTCCTTGAAAAGATCGCCGACCTAAACCCTACGCGCTTGACAAAGAATACTACAAAAGGAGAGGCCGAAAGCTAAGAACGGGCTATGAAATGTTTTACAAGCGCAAACGGCAATCGCCACCTCAGAGCGACTATGGCCCAGCGATTGGGCTAATGGAGCGATTCGGTTGGTCATGGTCTGAGGCGGCGGACTTTTACCAGAACGCGCCAGTTGAGATGTACGACGAGATGCTTATCCGGCACGAAAAGCAGAACCTAGCGAGGGCTAATGGCGACGGGTAGAGAAAAAGCACTCGACCTGATCATGCGGTTCAAGGATCAGGCGAGCGCACAAATTGAGACCATCAACGATAGCCTAGACGAAACGGCGGAAAGCGCCGAACGTGCGCAGTCGCCTATGAGCGGCTTGGGCGCAGTCATCAAGGCGGCGGCGGCCTCTGCTATCTTATGGAAGGCCGCCGGGATTGCTAAAGAGCTGGTCATGGTTGGCGCGCAAGCTCAACGCACAGCCGCCACCTTTGACACGTTGATCGGCGGTGACGCAACAGACGCTCTCAAAGACTTGAGAGCCGCAACGCGCGGCACCGTGTCTGACATGGAGCTGATGGCGGCAACGTCTCAGCTACTTGTCATGGGCATTGCTGAAACGAAAACAGAAGCTGTCGAAATGACCGAAGTCGCGTCTCAATTGGCAATGGCTATGGGGCGCGATGTGACCACGGCTATGAACGATTGGGCCATGATGATGGCCAACCAGTCTATCCCTAGATTAGACACATTTGGTATCTCAAGCGGCAAGGTCCGAGTGCGTATCATCGAATTGATGGAGGCGACAAAGGGCCTGACGCGCGAGCAAGCGTTCAGTATCGCCGTGATGGAAGAGGCCGAGGGCGCGTTACAGAGAGTGGGCGAGCAGGGCGATGACGCCGCCGGAAACATTGATAAGGCGACCAGCTCATGGGAGAACCTAAAATCATCCTTTGGCGAAACGCTTGTTGCTGGCGGCACCGGCGATACGCTTTCATGGATCACAGAGCAAACCAACGCCCTCGCTGATCATTTCGCCAAGATTGCCGATGGCCGTCCGATCATGGACGCTTTCGCAGAGGATCTCCAGCGCCAAAGAGATTTGGGAGCCATCACCAAAGCCGAATATCGCGAGATGGACAAGCAGTTTGACGCGCTGTTCCGCAAGTTCGAGTGGGGCAAGCTGACCACAGAAGAGCTAAACGACGCCTTGGCAGAACTGAGCCCTACATCTTACGCGGCGGCCAGTGGTCAAGACGCGCTCGCCGCAAGCATCTCCACGACAGCCGAGACCATGCGCGTCGAGATGGAATCAAGCGGCGCCATGGTTCAGGCCATGGTCGATACTTCGTCTAAGGGGTATCGCGCCTTGAAGATTGATGTCGAGAACAGTCTGGGCGGAATCTCAGACATTATACGCAACACCTCTCGCATGAATACCGACTTTGTTGCTACCGGCTTGGCCGAAATGGCGGGCGTAGTATCAGATCACCTACAGAATCTTGAGAGCTTGTACCAAGAGCACTATGACAGCGAGCTTGACGCTCAATTCCAATTCGAGCTAGACCGTATCGAGGCGCAGTCAGAATATCAAGCCGAATCTCAGGCGCTAATCGACGCGGGGCGCATAGAGGAGGCCCAATTACTCGCGACCAAATACGAGCAAGAAGTGGCGCAATCCGACGCTGCG